CATATTTAGATGAAAATAATCCGTGTTTTATAGCACAATACCAGTGCATTAAAGCCCTTATTAATATATTAAATGGAATAGGACAGCATTTAACTTGTAATGCGTAGTTGAGTCTCCATACTGCGCCATATCCTCTTGGATATGTTCCACCTTCAGGTATTAGTTTAAAGAATTTAAGCATTTTTCTCTTGCTCCTTTTGGTTAAACTCTTCTACTGTTTTGTCTCGCTTTCTACTATTACATGACTTGCAAGCTATTGCAAGATTACTGTATTCGTTAGTTCCACCTCTTGTAATGGGTAGTTTATGCTCTAATGTGTCATCGCCAAATATAGTAGGCTTCAAGCAGTATATACATGTAAGCGTGCCATATCGCTTAATGTTGTCCTCGTAAACAAGTTGTATTGTAGATTTCAATAATATGCCAGCGCCTCTTTTGTTAGCTTTATATTTTTGACTATTTATTCTATTTCTGCGCCTTATGTGATTAGGGTCTTTAGTAATACCATCTTTGTAGTGCGATGCGTGGTGTTCTATGTGGAGACTTTTAAATACGCTCTTAACATCTGGCCTATTGCTCACTTCCTTGCTTGCACAACTCAAGCACCTTATCGAGCGCCTACCTTCAGAGACTTTACCGCAATCTATACACTTGAAGGGGCCACCTTTCCAATTAAAGTTGCCTTTGCCACAAAGAGATGGAAACTTTTTTCCCTTCCTTACAGATGATTGACCTTTTTGAAATCCTTGAATACCTTTAGGCATTTTGCTTATCTCTTTCTTTTTGAACTTCTGGATCGACATTTGTCACCAACTGACTCTGCAAATCAGACACGACAGCGAGTAATTGTTCCGGGTCAAGTTGAGGATCTACACCTGTTACTTTGGACTCTTCCAATACCTTGTTAGCGTACATAACTACACCGTTGAGCGCTGCCTCAAGTTTCTGCTTCTGAAACTGCTCCATTGACGGAATTACTTTAAGTGCCGCGTTCTTCCACTTCTTTGACCAACCTTCAACCAGTGTCTTTAATAGGAAATGTACCGCATCAGGGTTCTTGGCTATCAATGGCTCTTGCCTTACTGCCTGATATAGTGATAGGTCAAGAACTTTCTCATTTACCTTATCCTCTACGAAAGCAAATGCCTGTGCCTGAATATTTGTCCTGGCTACCATTTCATTACGATTTAATGTAGCGAATGGGTTGTTTCCTACTACCCTCTCAGGCTTGGGAGCGTATGCCTTGCCTTGCTTGGACATCTGAAAATACATCGCTAGTAAGATATAGCCTATTTCGTTGAATGATGGTAACAAGTGCTTAACATAGTCCATAACACCTCTACCACTCTGCTGCAGTAATGCCATGGTTTTCCTTGCCGGTGCATTAGGGTCAAATGGACTCTCTGCTCCGCTCATAAGGCTTGACACACGGCTTACTTGGTCATCTCCTAATACTAAATACTGCATTAAGCTCAATAATCCACCTATATCAGCAGGTTTCATGTACTTTTGAAGGAAGTCTATACTATTTGCGTCTGCCTCTATTGGTACACCGTGAGCAAATCTCTTCTCTAGGAACTGTGCCTGAGTCTCTGCGTCTTTGGTTATAGGGGTTACGGTATTGTTTATATAAGCTGTTTCTAGTGTCATATTGAGGATTGCGTTCTCTGCTAAGTTACTATCTGTCATATCCTCTGCTACACCTGGTTGATAGATGCCTTTAAGCTTCCGCTTTACATAGAAAGGTATCAGGGTGCAACCTACAGAGTAGTATGGATATAGGGTTGAGCCTATGATTATCTTCTTTTCCTCTGCAAGCCAAAGCACCACTTTAGTCTCTTTATCGTCATCTTCCTTCATGCGGAAGTAATAGGTACATTTGAATATATCAAAGTCCATTGTCTCGAAGTTATCCGGGCGCTTGCCGTCCTCTTTAAGTACGAGTTTGTCTATATCATAGAATTTACCATCTGCCTCTTCTCTTTTGAGTTCCCAATAGGTAAAATTCTCTTTTATAGCTATAAGTCTGGTAGTCTTTAAGCCCTCAAGCCCATCTGTCTTAAACCTTACATATACGTCTTTAATGTCGTGGTACTTGGGTCTGGGGTCATTATAGATGGTTTCCTTATAGTCTGCTACGAACTCTATGTCTTTGCCGTCCATAAGTCTCTTGATGTAGCCCGGGTGATCGATTGCTGCGTCTGGCCAGTTGGATAGGAACTCCTCTAAGCCTCTGCTGACCATGGTTATGTTGCCTTGCCCATCGTCCACCTGCTCCATTTTAGCCTCGTAGGACTCTTCTCTTCTGCGATCCTCACGCTTAATATCGTAAAATATCTCTAGCCAACCCGCTCCCTTGACTGCTGCTGAATGGTATACGAGGTCTAATTCAGGCATAAATGGTAGGTTATCTACCTTGTAATCTAGGAAATCCTGTTGTTTGGCGCATACCTCTATGTTGTTCTTACCGTATTCTGGCCGTGGTGTGATTGCATACATAGGATCTGATTCAAAGAAAGCCTCTGAACATGCGGTCACTATGTTATCTATCTTAACTTTGGTTACGTTCCTATTGAGATTAAACTGGGATAATTCGTCATCCGTTACCTTGCCCTTGTATTGATTTTCTAGCGCTTCCCACTTCTTTTCAAGCTGATCGTTGTCCCGCTCTTCCTGGATAGCCTTGATTTCGGCTCTTATCTCTTTGACGGCACGCTTCTTCTGTGAATCAGACAGTTCCAATTTCTCCATGTAAACTGGTATTCCTTCATCTTTCATCTTCTTATCTGATGCACTCTTAGGTTCTTTCTTGAATTTAACATCTTTTAAGAGTTCTTCAGCCATTATAAAATCTCCCTATCTGTCTCTTGTCTTATGGAAAGGCTAATCCCCATTTTAGAGTGTTCTTTTCTTATTTCAGATACTGTATCATAAACTATTTCTTGATTATCGCTATGGTTGCAACAACATTTGTAATCTTTTAGATGCCCGCAATCTTTGTACTCTTCAATATCAGCCATTAAAAACCTCTCTTTTGCTTTCGTTCTGCTATGAAAGCTCTTTGCCTTGCATGTTTGTCCTTTGTATTAATGGCTTTATAGGGATATTGATTGCGAACATACGAACAGATTGCCCTACAAATTACTAAACCATCGTCATAACCGTCCTGCGCTTCGACTTTCGTTACCTTGCCTTGCTTGTCCTTCTTTATGATAAATGTCCTGCATTCGGACAGTAATTCCTTTGAATTGAGTACGGTAGAGTTGTGCTTAATCTCTTCTGCCATTTGTGCCAGCATTGAGGGCCGGGTGACTGATGTGGTGTTGAACCCTAGTTCATCTGTGGGTGCGTCTATGCCGTCCTTGTTGATTATCTTGCGGTATACATTACCATAAGAGGCATACACTAATTGGTTAACTTGGTATCCATAGCCTTTACTCTCTTGGGCTATCAGCGCTTGGTTGTAGAAATTACCTAGTGCTATCTCTATCTGTGCTAAGTCCTCTGGGGTTATCTGACCTACTACCTGTGCTGCAGTAGTGTTTAAACGCTTGTTAAGCACTATTATAGCCGCTTCATCCATTCCTACGGCTTCGGATGCGTCTCCGGCTATGATGTACTGCTCACCGGCCTGTGGACGCTCATACAGCTGTATTCTACCATGCTTGAGGTCTCTCCATTCCCATTTAAGGTTCTGGAAGAAGATCTCTCCCTGAGCTATGGGGCGTTTCTCTATTTGCTTGTCTAGGCCATTACGATCAAAGAATAGATCCCCACTCATTGAGAACGCTTCTTGCCATGTAGCCGGGTATTCGCGCTTAAATACGTTCAATTCGCCCTGACAACCGTTCACAATCTTGTGTCTGCGCCAGTTTAACTGCTCTTCAGATAGGTTGAATTCCTTCTTTTGTGCTTGTTCTTCCATCTCAAAGGTCTGAATCGATGTATCTGCGTCAAAATTAATGCCCTCAAGGGGGTACAGTGTGCCGTTCTCTACCGGCATGGAGTATTCATCCATCTCAAACCAGGGGAAGAACATAGGGAGCCAGTCTGTCTTGCCTTCTATTGCTCTTAGCCATTGCCTGTAAAACTCATCCATACCGTTTGCTGTGGTCTCACCTAATATCATAGTTCCCGGTAATCCCGGTACAGTCTGGTTCAAATCACCTAATACTGTCTTTAAGTCCCTAAAGAACGCGACCTCACTCAAATGTACTAGCTGGAATGTATGACTCTTGGCGGCCTCGGTGTTCTCCGCGGAGGCTATTATGATCTGTGAGTGCGTGCCTTGAAACTCTAGTTTCTTCTCATTTGACTTGTTTAAGGCCGGCGGTAGGTGTGGATCTGTTTCCTCTAGTTTCTCTTGATAAAGCTTGGACATCTCAAATAGGTTGTTTGCGTGTTCCTTTTCATCTGCCATTATTAAGGAGTTTGTGTTGCTGTGCATAGAGGTTAGAGCATATATAATCGATTCTATGAGCGTTGATACGCCTCCCTGGCGGTACTTAAGAAGCCATATCCTGATAGGTTTGCCTAACTTACGGAGTTCTACAATCTTGTTAAATATCTTGGTCTGGGTAGTGTTGAGCTTAAGCCTTACCATATCACCATCTTTGGTCTTGATATGGAGCATATGGCTATCTACAAGCTTCAAGGGTTGAGCTTGTATGGCCATTTTCTCTGTGTCTAATATCTCCTTGTCTGTTAGTTCAGACAGTGAGGAGACCTCTGATTCTATTAAGGTGGGCATGCCGTTCCTTTTCAGTTAGCTTGATTTCACCTGAATGCTCTATCTTCTTGATTAACTTGCCTGTTACTTCATAGGCTAGTTTTAATGCTGCGATTTGTACTGTGTTATCAGGT